GCATGACTCGCGCAGGATGCCGTTGGCGGAGCCGTTGGCGGCCTCCCAGAGCCTCGCATCGTGGTTGCCGAGGGTGAGGTGGGAAAAACCGAGGTCGAGGAAATCGAGGCCCGCTTGGAAGTCCGATGCCAGCCCCTCACGCTTCTCCTCGTCGTTGGCAGACTTCCGCAGACAGTTCATGTCCCAGATGTCGCCGAGGCAAATGGTGTAGTTCGGTTTCCAGTCTTTTTTGAATTGGCCGAACTTTGCCAGGCACTCCGGGTTGACCAGGTGGCCGTGCGAGTCGGCGCAGACGAGGAAGCGTTTGAATGCCATGTTTTTTTGATTAACGCGTCAGGCTAAGGCATGGCGAAAAACTTGGATTAAATGCCATTTGCTTTCTCAGCCACCCATCATCCCTGTCGGGCCGGGCGGCTGCGGGGTGGTCGGACCGGATGGGGGTTGCCCTTCGCCGGGGGCTTTCTCCTCGTTGTCCGCGCCATTCCCGCCTTGCTCTTCCGGGGTGCCGCCCGTGGCTTGCGCCACCTTGGCCATCGCGTTCTGGGTGATGATGCTTGGAAGGCCGGCGGCAATCGCGTCGGTCGGGTCCAACCGGTCGTCCAGCCGCATGATGAGCTGCTTGACCAGCCAGTCCGGCTTGACGCCTGGCATCTGGAGCAGCAGCGGGGCGAGCCGCTCGATGTTGGCGATCTCGGTGGCGCGGTTCGGGCGGCCGCTTGATCCGGCCTCGACTTCGAGGAGGAGTTCGTCCGCCACGTCCTGCGGCGAGAGCGACGGCCAGACCGCGCCGGGTCCGGCGATCTTCATCACCGTCTCCTGCGACATTTCGAGGAAGAACACCTGGCCGGCGGCGCGGGAAAGCTCGTTGAGCATGTCGTCGAGGTCGTCCACGTTGGAGGCGATGGCCACCGTCCGGTTCTGCTCGGCAATGCTGTCGCCGGTGGCGGTCACGCCGCTCTGCGCCGAACCGATACTGGCGTCCGACTGGCCGACCACCCGCAGCAAATCCTCATACACCGGGCTGGTGTCGTAGAGTGCAGAGTCGATGGCGGGCATCCGAATCGGTTGGATCAGCTTCGACACGTCGCCGTTGGGCGGCAGCGCGTTGAGCGTGATGACCGCGTTGGCCGGGTGGTTGCGGAGTTTTTCGATGTCCTCCTCGTCAAGTTGGCCGGCGGCCACCGCGGTCTTCGGGCGGTTGGCGATACGGTGCTGGCGCAACCCTTCGCGGCAACGGTTGTATTCCTTCTGGAGCGGCTTGAGGAGATGCACGTCGCTGCGCGGGTAGATGCTGTCCTCGTTCTCGGTCTCGTTGAAAATCAGTGGGAACACCGGCCAGAACCGCTCGATGAACACGTCGGGTTGCTTCGGTTCGACCAGGAAGTCCGAGTAGCCCTCGCAGACGGTGCAGGTCTGGCCGGTCGTCTTGTCCCAGATCACCCACACGCACTTGCCGTCTTTCGACTTGGCCGGGGCGGCACCGTCCTCGGTCACCGCCGCCGCGATCCGCTCCTTCAGACCGGGGATGCCGCTCTTGGAATCAAGGTCATAGCTCGTCGCGCTGCCCGCCGTGGACAGGTCGATGGCGTAAATCTCTTTGATCTCGTCCACCGGCAGGATGTATTCCTCCGCGATCCACCGCGCTCCGGTGAAGGTCCGCAGGTGGCGGCACGCCGGGTCCACAATGACGCTGGTGGCCGGCGGGAAGTCAAAGCAGAGACCCTCGCGGGAGACTTGCTGCTCGCGCTGCTGGTAGTCGGCGAGCAGCAACCGCAGTTGCTCCACTTCCGCCCGCCCCTCATCGAGCTTGTCGTCCGCCACGTCGGCGAGAATCCGCTCCATCACCGAGATTTGCTCGGTCAGGCCGTTGATCCGCTCCACGTCGTCGGGGCTGCGCTCCAGCAGGCGGTTGAACCCGAGCTTGACGTAGCCGACGCCGGTCGTGCAGACACGGCGGACGAGCTGCTTCATCTGCACCTTGAACGGCGGGATCTGCTGGTTGAGCGTGTAATCGTAAATGATTTCCAGCGTTTTCGAGACCTTTTCGAGCATCGAGCGCCGCTGCACGCCCTGGGCGATGTCCTGGATCAGACCCATCATCTCCGGCGGCATGCCCATTCCGGTCTGCTGCGCCATCTGCATGGCCATCTGGATGTTTTGCAAGGCGTCGGTGGTGCCGTCCCATTGCGTGAAATCCATCGTCCGGCGCTTACGCACCACCACCTTCGGGTTCTTCGCGTAGAGCGCGGCGACCCGCTGGTTGATGTGCCGCTGGATGATGTTGGCGGTGTATTTGTCCGGCTCCTCGCGGCCGTCCCACTGCGCCCCGCCGAGGAACGCCTGGTCCTCCTTCATTCGCTTGAAATCCTTCTCCCAATGCTTCTTCGCCATCGAGACCTTGCCCTGCCAGTGCTTGACCAGCGCGGCCCGCGACGGGTCCGGCGTCGGTGTCTCACGGGTCATCCCGCTCTTCACCGGCTCCGCGGAGGTTGCTTCGGCTGCGAGTGGCTCGGGTGTCGGTGGGTAGGTCATGGTGAAAGTCTATTGGTTGGGAAAAATTGCTGTTGAAATTGATTGGCGGCGGAAAGAACGGCGGTGGGTTGGGGATTGATCGACCCGTCCTCGTTGATTCTTCCGTGATTTGCCTTTGCCCACGCGTTGTGTTCTTGCGGGGTCTTGTCCTGATGGTAGTTCTGGAGTCCGTTTCTCTTGGCGACGGTAATCGCTTCCTTGGAGGTTAGTTGTCTGCCATCAACCATGGTAGGGATTGCATACACTGGGCCAGCGTTCGATTCAGAGTGACCCATGATGACCACGTTGGAGTGACTCCCGTCCGCGTTTTGCACCGTCGGGTGACGGGTCGGGAAAACCTGCTGTCTCTGGGACATGAGCAATGGTCCCGGTAGATCGCCGACCATCGCCCGCGAAACGATAGATTGCTTGAACGCGAGATCATCGTGAGAGTAAGGGTCGGTTGGCTTGTAGGATTCCGCTCGATACGCCTGCATCTCAGGCGTGATTTGAAACGATGGGTTGTAATGGGTCTCTCCCATCTTGTGCCGGATCGCCTCGATCCTTTGCAGTCCTCTACGATTCTCCGGCAAATACATCATCGGGTTGTTGTGATTCACGACGATGGTTCGTGGATCACTTGGGCTTGTCCCGTTTTCTCCACCACCCATCGCCATTCCGGCCACATGAGGGTTTTTTGCCAAGTAATCCCCGACCCCCGCCTGCCGCGGCGTCTCGATCGGGTAGCCGTCCGCAAACTCACGGGGATACTGCGGACTCGGCGCGTCCTGCGGCATCGTCATCGCTTGTCTGAATTGTGGGCTGCACATGGCTTCTGGTGGAAAATCTTGTCTGTCTGTCGGGTGGATGGCAATCTCAGAATCCCGCAGCCGCCTTGACGTTGGCAACTTGTCTGGCTTGCGCCTGCGAGCGGGCTTTCACCCAGCCGATGCTGCCGGTCGGGGCGGTGGCTTTCTTGCGGCTCGGCGCGGTGGCCGCGCTCATCCGCCCCAGCCCCATGCCGATGTAGGCGATGGTGTCCACAAAGTCATCGTGCTTGCCGGCCGGGAACGAGAGCATCTGCGCCCGTGCCGCCTCCCACCACGGCGCGAAGCCGGGGAACCGCACCTTGCCCATGCTCATCCGCCCGCGGATCGACTGCGCCCGCGTCTGCTTGTCCTTGACCGGCACCACCTCGTCGATGGCGCAATAGACGCTCTCCTCCTGCATCCGCTTCCGCAGGAACGGCGCGATGGACTTGGAGATGTGGCCGCGCTCCGCCCACCAGATCAGCGGCTTGTGGCGGGCCATCATGTCGAGCATCGCGTCCACCACGTCATCGGTCTGCGCCCTGCGCCACCAGACATCCGGCAGAACCCAGATCGTCCCTTGGTCGTCCACACCCACCGGCAGCAGCACGGTGGGGTCGCGGTCCTGCGCCACCGAGACGGCGTGGTCGCTCGCGCAATAGTAGCGGAGGTTGCGCGGCAACTCGTTGGGTTGGTAGGTGGTCATCCACTCGCGCTTGAAAAAGTCACCGTCCTCCGGGGCCGGCCGCCCTTGGTAGAGCGCGGAGAATCCCCGAGGATTCAGCCGTCGCTGGGAGTTGAGAAATTCCTTGGTGATCCGCTCCGGCCACAACGGCTCGTCCTTCTCGCGGCCCATGATGTCGTCATCCTCGGCCAGCGCCGGGAACGAGATGATCTTCCACTGCTTCGCCTCCTCCGCGTTGTAGTGTTGGTTGCCGGGGTCGGTCAGGCGTCCCACCAGGTCGTCCTCGTGCCACCGGGTCATGATGATGACCACCCGCCCCATGCCGCCCATCAGACGGGTCATCGCAACGTCGGTGAACCAACTCCACAGCTTCTCGCGCATGGTCGAGCTGTCCGCGTCCTCGCGGTCCTTCACCGGATCGTCGATGAGGAGCACGTCCGCGCCCCGTCCGGTGAGCGCACCGCCTGCCCCGACAAACACGCCCAGCCCGCCCTGCTCGGTCTGCACCCGGTCTGAGGCGGCTCCACCCTTGCGGAGCGAACACGTCGGGAACACCTGCTGGTAGGCCGGTGTCTGCATGTAGGCCCGCACCTCGCGGCCAAAGTCCTCCGCCATCGTCGCCGAGTAGGAGGCGACGATCATCTGGCGGTAAGGGTCTCGCCCCATGAACCACGCGGGGAATGCCTTGGAGGCGATCTGGCTCTTCCCGTGCCGCGGTGGCAGCGTGATGATGAGCCGGGGCATGTTCCCCTTGTCCACCTCCTCCAACGCCGCCGCGAGCACCTGGTGGTGCTTGGCGACGATGTAGCGCGAAAGCTGCACGTCGTCCGGGTCGGTCGGGTCGGGCATCATCAGCCGCACGAACTCAATCAGCGAGTCATGCGCCTTCTTCGCCGCCAGCAGTCGGTGGGTCGCCTTGAGCTGAAGCTCCGCCTTCTCCAGTGGCGTCAGTTCTTTGCGCTTGGCGGGCATGGATTAGGCAAGCTCGGTGAGCGTCATCGTGGAAATGGTTCTTGAAACCTGATAGCTGTTGTTGTCAAAGCGAGACCGGTTGACATAAGTCGTTACATTGCTGGATATTTGGATATTGTATGTAAGGGGATTTGTGCCAACCTCTGAAACAATATCAATAAAATCAACAACCACAGCGCAAGGTGTATAGCCGTTATACGA